GATAAACCACAACTTTATATCATTCATGTAAACTCCTTTTCTTATTATTATAGATACTATTTTGATAAAGTATAGTGACAAATGTCATAATTATTTTGTTCTATTCTGCGTGTTTGGGCCGTCCACCAAGTTTGCCGTTGGCCGCGCTGGTTTTGGCCTTGCGCTCGCTGCGGATAGAACCGAGGGCGGCAGCAGCGGGGTTAATCGGTTTCCACGGCCGCCCGGTAATATCATGGGCGCCGTTAGGGTTAAGGTATCCGTGCTGTTGGTCGCTGTTGCGGAACCAAGTGACAAATACCTGGTAGTCAGGATTATCGGCGGAGTATTCTCTTGCTGTCTGCGTTGCGTTGCGTACGCCATTGACTGATACCGATCTTACAATTTCACCGTCCCTGCTTAATTCTATTGTGTATTCCATTTTAGGCTCCTTTTATTTCGACAAAAATACTTTTTGAGATTTGATCGAGCATCCAGATCACCGGCACGTCAGCCGCTTTATTTGTCGCCATGTTTTCAAGGGTGTAGTTGTCGCCTTTACGCTCGATGACTTTCAAGACGGCTCCATTTGTTGCCTTGTAGGTCTTGCCCATCGTATTCATTGCGCTTTCTGCTTGTTCAAATGCTATTGCCATTTCATATCTCCTTATCTGTTATGTCTATATTATATAACCTAGCGATAGGTATGTCAAGGGGCAATATGGCAAACCGAGAAACTCTAATGTTATGTTCTAACTATGTTCTAGAATAGCGTTTAAACGTAATTAATCAAGGTTCTGGGCGATTTTACACACCATGGTGGTACTTCCGTATGGTGTATCTCGTTTTACCTGTTGTATTTACAATTTACGGTGTTATACTATATTCAACTGTTGAAATTAGGAGGCGCGCATGAAGAAACCTTGGTATCAATCACGGACCATTTGGATTGGGATCCTGACCACGCTGGCCGGTATCATCCCGCTGGTCGTTGACCTGGTGAACACCGAGACCATCGACGCGGGGGCGCTGGCGGTTATAGCCCTGGGAATAATCCAGGTTGTCCGGCGCGTGTGGCTGGACGGGGAACCTGCCAAGATCGGATAACCTCGATGCTCCCGGTCGACCGCCCGACTAGTGTAGTCACAATTAACCAGGTGACCGGGAGCAGTCCGATGTGCAATTACTGTCATGTCAGACCAGCCACAGAACTTCACCATTGCTTGCTGCACCGCATCAAGGGGCGGCCGGAACTGGACCACCCGTTCAATCTGGAGCCGGTGTGCCACGCCTGCCACCAGAGCGGGATCGTCAACGGCTACGAACACCGCCGGGCATTCTACGCCCAGCAGGTACGGCGATACGGTGACGAGTTCCGCAGGTGGTGGGTTGATCTTCCCATGAAGGTGAAGCCCTGCTATGAATAAACTTACCTGGACCAATGTCACCGTCCGGCTGGGCGACTTGAAGCCTTGGGCGGACAACCCGCGCTTCAGCACGAAGGCGCAGGCCGAGAGACTGCTGCAATCCTTCAAGGAATTTGGCCAGGTACAGACCGTCGCCGTCGGTCCAGCCCTTGAGGTGTATGACGGTCATCAGCGGCTGTCGGCCCTGCTTACCATCTACGGCCCGGATCATGTCATCGACGCAAGACAGTCTGACCGCCCGCTTACCGACGAGGAGCGGCGCAAGTTGGTCGTCACCCTTCACGCTGGAGCGGTGGGTGCGTGGGATTGGGATACGCTTTCAAGTTGGGACTCGCCAACGCTGATTGATTGGGGGCTGAACACGGACGCCCTGAAGGATTGGAAGCGGGATGTTACCGCGCTGGACAGCCTGTTGAAAGCGGAGCAGACCGAACCGGTTGACGCAGAACCGCAGATTGCCCGCGCCGAGGAACTGCGTCATAAGTGGGGCGTGGAGACCGGCGACCTTTGGCAGATTGGCGAGCATCGGCTGATTTGCGGGGATAGCGCGAAACGCGAGGATGTTGAACGGGTGATGGGTGGAGAGATGGCGGACGTGTGTGTAACTGACCCGCCGTACGGGGTTTTGGATGAAGAATGGGACAGATTGTTCAGTCAAGAAGACCTTGATGGAATTTTTTCTGTAACATCTGGGATGGTTGCGTGCTTCAATGCTGCAAAACCAGAAATTTTATTACACATGCTTTCGTTGTCGCCAATCCCGCAGCGAGTTGGAGTTTGGCGATACTCGCAGATAGTGCCAAAGCCCGGAATGATTTGGAGTTGGCAACCTGTTTTTTATTGGAATTGCAAAGAAGCGAAGGCGTGGGATAGTCTGGATTGGTATCAAGGTAATTCAGATAAAGATGGAACGCACCCAACACAAAAACCAGTAGCATTTTTTGAGAAAATAATAGGCAGCGTTGAGTGTGCTACTGTTTACGAACCCTTCTCCGGCTCTGGCACAACCATCATCGCCTGCGAGAACCTGCATCGCAAGTGCCGCGCCGTTGAGATCAGTCCCGCCTATGTTGCCGTAGCGTTAGAGCGCATGGCGACGGCGTTTCCAGACCTGACCATCGTTAAAATCGAGAATGAGTAAACTGCCGAAGCGGAAACTTTTAGCGGCAATAAAGGCCACACCCGGCGGGATCATTTCAGCAATCGCTGAAAAGTGCGGGGTATCCTGGTCCACCGTTGACCTGGCGATCAAGGCCGACCCGGACATTATGCGCGCCTGGACTGACCAGCGCGAGTTGTTTCTGGACGTATGCGAGAACACAATAGCCAAGTCGGTATCATCCGGCGACACACAGGACGCTAAATGGGTATTAGCCAGGTTGGGCAAACACCGGGGTTATGGGGACGCCATCGACCTGACGCACAAGGGGAGCGTCGTCATAGACTGGGGCGAGAATGCAGAAGATAACGATTAGAGCGTCGCTTCATCCCGCCCAGGCGACCATTCACAAGTCGACCGCAAGGTTCAAGATAATTGACGCGGGCCGCCGCTTCGGGAAAACAAGGCTGGGTGTCATGGAGTGCATCGGCGCGGCCATAGACGGCAAGCGCGCCTGGTGGATTGCTCCATCCTACAAAACCGCAAATGTCGGCTGGAGACCATTACGCCGTCTGGCGGCGCAGATACCAGGGGCGAAGATCAGCCTGGCCGAGCGTACCGTCACGCTTCCCGGGGGCGGCGAGGTATCTATCCGCACGGCCGACAACCCGGACAGCCTGCGCGGTGAGGGATTGGATCTTGTGGTCATGGACGAGTGCGCGTTCATCAAGCCGGAGGCATGGAGCGAAGCCCTGCGCCCGGCGCTATCCGACCGATTGGGTAAGGCGATATTCATCAGCACACCCAGGGGGCGGAATTGGTTCTGGGACCTTTACCGGCGCGGGCAATCCGGCGAGGACGGCTGGCAGTCGTTCCGCTACAAGACCATCGACAACCCGTTCATCCTTGCAAGCGAGGTAGAGGACGCGCGGCGGCTGCTGCCCGAACTGATATACCGCCAGGAGTACGAGGCCGAGTTCATCGACAGCGAAGGGGCGGTATTCCGGCGTGTCCAGGAAGCCGCGATTCTTGACCCGCTGGACGGGCCACAGGAAGGGCGGAACTACACCGCGGGTGTGGATGTTGCGGCAAGCGTGGATTACACGGTCATTACCGTTCTGGACGCTGAGAGCCGCAACATGGTATTTATGGACCGCTTCAACCGGGTGGACTATCCGACGCTGGAGGACCGGCTGTTGCAGACGTATACCAGGTGGAAGTTATCCGGCATGGTCGTTGAGGCCAACTCCATCGGGCGGCCGGTCATTGACCACCTGGTCCAGAAGGGGGTGGGCGTTACCCCGTTCACGACAACCCAGGCGACCAAGGCGGGGCTGATCCAGTCCTTGCAGTCCGCCTTTGAGCATGACAATATCAGGGTGCTGAATGACCCTGTGTTGATAGGCGAATTGCTTTCCTACGAGAGCAAGCGCAGCGCATCGGGGTCGTTCAGTTATTCAGCACCTGACGGGATGCACGACGATACGGTTATGTCGTTGGCTATGGCGTTATACAGTTTAACCGCCGGAAGGTCCGGCACGATCGAGGATTGGAGGTAACATGGCATGGTATGACAAACCACTGGACGCGCTGGGGCAGGCGATCGCCACCTATTTGGCGAACCCTGGGGATCGGCAGAACGTCAAGGACCGCAGTTATTACACTGGCAATCATCCGAAGCAGTTGAAGGTCAAAGATGGAACTTATGACGACAACCTGACCCTGAACTATATCGGGCTGGCCATCAGCCGGTCCGTCTCACGCCTGTTCAACAACGGCATCAGTTTCCATCTACCCGAAGGCGCCGAAGCGCAGCAGGAATACCTGGAAGTAGTCTGGGACGTGAACAAGCAGGAGCAGCTGCTTTACCAACTGGGGTTGAACGGCGGGGTATATGGAACTGCCTTCGTAAAGATTCTGCCGGATGGGATGGCCAACAGACTGACAGGGCAGCCGGTTCCGCGACTTATTGCGCTGGACCCGGAGATAACGCATATCCAGGTCAGCCCGCATGACGTTGACGAGGTGATGGAATACCGGGTGGAGTACACGGTTGAGAACATCAGTTACCGCGAGGTGGTGCGCAGGACAATACCTGAAGATGTCGGGGCATACACGGACAGCTGGATCGAGGAACACTTCATCATCACACCCAACTCCAGGCGATGGGTTCCAGACCCTGACCGGCCGCCGGTCCAGTGGCCTTATGACTTCCCGCCGATCATCCACTGGAAGAACCTGCCATCGCTGAAGGCCACGCACGGTGCCAAGGGGGCGAATGACTTTGAATGGGCATCCGGCGTCCAGGACAAGCTGAACTTCGCTGACAGCAACATCAACAAGACGATCCGCATGAACGCGGCCCCGCCGACCATCGTTACCGGCGTGCCGCAAGAACCGAACATGTCAACCGGTCCCGGCTCGCTGTCGTGGTTCTCATCGGATATGACCAAGGTCTACAACCTGACAGCCAACGCTGACATCATGGGAAGCATGTCCTTTGCGGAGAACCTGCAATCGTCCATCTTTCAGCTGATGAGAGAGGTTCCGCCGGCAGTCATCCAGCAATTAGGCAGCGGGCTTACTAACTTTGTCATGCGGGTGGTGTACGCTGACGCCATCGAAAAGACTGACACGAAGCGGGAACTGTACGGTGACGCACTGCTTGAACTCAACAGGCGGCTCCTGGTTGTTGCCGGGTTCGAGGGTGAAGCGGCTGACCCCGGTTATATCGAATGGGGCGATGCGCTGCCGAGCAACCCGGCGGAGCAGATAGCCGAGGATACATTCCTGCTGGCCAACGGGCTGGCGAGCAAGGCGACCATCGCCGAGCATTACGGGGTTGACTATGAAGCCGAGAAGGCGCTGCTTGATGAGGAACGGCAGGCGGCTAACGCGCTGGGCGGGACGATATTACGCGACTTCCTGGCGGGAAGGAATACTGAGTAATGGCGAACTTACAGATTGACCGACTGAACCAGCAAGTGTTCCAGGTGGACGCGGAGGAGGGAAGCAACGCGCTCCGCTGGGTCATCGTCATTGACAGCCCGACAGATCTGTCCACCGCGGCGGTTGAGACTATCGACTACGCCCACCATGAAGTACATGCCGGCAGCCACTTCATGTACACAGATGCGGTCACGCTGGCGGCTTCAGCCACCCAGGATTACCTGATCACCACGCCAAACACGACCAAGTGGGCGCACATGACATTCCACCTGGACGGATCCGCTATAACCCAATGGCAGTTATACGAGGGGGCTGATCGGAGCGGGACCACACCGCAGACGATAGGCAATAATAACCGAAATAGCGCAACGACCGCCACGACTACCATCCACAAGGGAACATCCGGCGGAACGACTGACGGGGTGCAGGCCTATATCTACAAGGGCGGCGCGGCCACCAAGCAAGCACAGACAGGAACAGAAGCCGGCAATACCGAGGAAATTATCCTGAAGCAGAACACGAAGTATATCCTGCGGGTCACAAGTGGTACCAACGATAACCTGACCAACGTCAGGCTGGAATGGTACGAGCATACCAATAAGGCATAACCATGCTGCTAGAAACGCTTGCCAAGCTTAGACGCCAGTTCGATGCCCAGGATACCAGGGTATTGAACCGCATCATAACAGCCTACGCCACGGGATACGGGCGGGTCACGCCGGAGATCACTGCGCTGGTCGAATACATGGAGCAACTGGACAAGGCCGGCAAGCTGACGCCAGAAGCGGTCAAGCGGTCCGCTGTATACCGGGCGGTAAACCGGTCTATTGAATCGGAGCTGACCGATTACCAGTCATACTTGCGGACCGAGATCAGCGCAGCCGCAGACGCCGCAGCTAAGAGCGGCTTATCCGCAGGCAGACTGCTTATGCTCGCGGCCATCGCAGACGCCCTGGGGGTTGCCATCGGTGACGTTCCGCAGGACCAGGTCAGGCGCACGCAACCATCCGCGCTGATGTTCCTGATGGATTACCTGCGGCGGGAAGGACCGCTGTTCCGCAAGATCGATGACCTGTCAGGTTATCACGCCAAGCGCATAGCAGACGGGATACTTGAGCAGGTTGCCCTGGGGAAGAACCCGCGGATCATCGCCGATTGGATCACGGACGCCTACGGCATGGGGCTTACAGACAGCCTGCGGATGACCAGGACGGTACAGCTATACAGCTACCGCCAGGCGAATAACGCGGTCCAGGTTGCCAATTTCGGAGTGTTACGCGGGGTGGTGTGGTGTGCGGAACTGGATGACCGGGTTTGCATGAGTTGCGTCGCATTGCATGGGACCGTGTACCCGGTGGGAACAATAGCGGACGACCACTACAACGGCCGCTGCGCCATGGTCCCATGGGTGGAAGGCGCGCCCAACCCGATTGAGCAATCCGGCGAGGATTGGTTCAACGAGCAGAGCGATGCCACACAGCAGGCCATGATGGGACAGGCCAAGTGGGACGCCTGGAAGGACGGCCAGTTTGAATTGTCACAACTGACGAAAGTCACAACGGATGACGTTTACGGTTCGATGCGCGGTGAGACGAGCTTGAAGGACCTGGTAGGAGACTAATGGACTTTGCCGATGACAGGATATTCTGGTTAGCAATACGCTCCGGGCTTCTGCTGATCGTCGATGCGATCGAGCGGAAATTCCACCTCGGTAAGCACTGCAATGATTAGTACTTGCATATTTACTTACCGGTAGGTATAATAATTAGTGACATAGCGCGCCCGTGAACTAAACAGCACGAGCGTGAGACAGACAGCCTAAATGGCGTTTGTGTTTCCCGGATGGGAGATATAGATGCCGATATTATTTTCAACCATAGGAGCCGAGATGGCAGACGAACCTACAAAACCAGAGGGCGGGATGCCCGAAGCAACGATACCGGAACAGCCAACGACTGGCCAGGCGCCAACCGTGATTGATCCGGCAGAACACGCCAAAGTTTTAGCCGCGCTCAAAGAAGCCAACCGCGAAGCAGCCGAGCGCCGTAAGAAACTTGACGCCTTTGAGAAGGCAGAAGCCGAGCGCAAACAGGCCGAGATGACCGAGAGCGAACGAGCCGCCGCCAAGATCAAGGAATACGAGAACGAGCTGGCACAGCTGAAACGCAGGGAACTTCTGCGCAAAGTAGCAGACGAGGCAGGCCTACCCTCAGCCCTTGCCGAACGATTGCAGGGCAACACCGAGGAAGAACTGAAAGCAGACGCCGCCAAGCTGCTCGAACTTGTGCCAAAACCAGATCCTAAAAAACCGAACCTGTCACCGACCAATCCCGGCAACGCGGAGAAATCAGAAACGCTGGCAGAGAAAAGGGAACGGCTGATGGGTTCCACACCAGACATCTGGACAGGAGGCGGGATCCGCTGGCCTGTCAAGGAGTAAATCATGGCTAATGAATCAACCTACGCCGGTATTGCCGGCCTTGTAGCAAACGTGTATGAAATCGCGCTGATGACGGCGCAAGAGGGTAATGTTGTAGCGCCCTTCGTGACCACCTTCAGTGACAGCCAATCCGCAGCTCCCCGCATCTTCGGTGAGTACAGCGGCGGAACTTTCCTGGCCGTTGCAGAAAGCGCGGATAGCACCCAACAGACCTTTAACGCGGCCGCTGCCGGAACCCTTACCCCGGCGGTCATGGCGTCCATGATTCTGCTGACCGAGCGGCGCATCCGCTCCGACCCGGCCACCGCGACCCGTGAAGCGGGCGTGTACCTGGGGCAGACAGCATCTGCCAAGATCGACACCGACCTGGCAGGGCTGTTCACCAGCCTGACCGGCGGAACCGTGGGAACAGCGGGCGGAACCCTGACCTGGGCGAACATCTTCCGGGCGCAGGCCTATATCCGCACCAACAAGGTCTTTGGGGCGTACACCTGCATCCTTCACCCGGTGCAGTGGTATTACCTGACTTCCGCCACCAGCGGCGTCCCGACCCTGATGCAGAATACAAGCATTGCTGAAAGCATTGTCGGCAACTTCTACCAGGCTTCATTCGGCGGGATCGACTTCTTCGTTGATGCCAACATTACCAGCGGTACCGCGGCCGTCGGCGCCATGTTCGCCAAGCAGGCCATCGCGCTGGATATTCGCCAGGGCTTCTCCATCGAACCGCAGCGCAACGCCAGCTACTCCGGCAATGGTGCCTGGGAGATCAACGCGTCGATGGAATATGCTTATGGCGTGTACCGCCCGACCTATGGCGTGAAGATGGTAGGCACGTCAAGCTAATCAAGCAACAGGCGGCTGGCTAGGATCGCATCCGAAAAGGGTTAACTCCCACCCCTGCCAGCCGCTTATTCCGGGAGACTTGTGAAGGGAGAACAAGTTGAAAATCAACTGGCATTCCAATGCCCCATTTGTCAGTTCTGGTTACGGCAACCAGACCAAGTTATTCACCCCGCGCATAAAAAAATTAGGATACGAAGTCAGCATCACCAGCCTGTTCGGATTACAGGCCGGTATTATCGGCTTTACTGACGGGATCAGCATTTACCCATCTGGCCGCCACCCCTATGGGCAGGACATCATCGGCGCATCGGCCTCCTTCAACCAGGCTGATATCATCATCACCCTGTTTGATATATGGCCTATGGAACCGCACAATATCCCTGGAAGCATTGCCTGGTTCCCGTGGTTCCCCATAGACTGTGAGCCGATCGCCAAGCCGGTTGTCGAGAAGGCAAGGTTCGCACGCCGGGGTATTACCATGAGCAAGTTCGGGCAGAAACAGGCGGAACTGGCAGGGCTGGAGACCTTCTATATCCCCCACGGTGTGGATACCAGCGTGTTCAAGCCTGAGGACCGCAAAACCGCTATCGAGCGGTTGAAGTGGCCCAAGGACAAGTTCATCGTTGGGATGGTGGCTGCCAACAAGGGGATCCCATCCCGGAAATCATTCTGTGAACAGATCATAGCCTTTGCCGCCATGCACAAGAAACACCCCGACACGATGCTGTACCTGCATACCGATGACGGGACCAGGGGCGGTGATGTTATCAACCTGAAAGCCTTCTGCGAATACCTGGGGCTGAGGGTTGGGTATCATACTGAGCAGGGGCTTTCCGGCGATATTGATGTCGCCTTCCCGGAGCAGTATACCTACTCGCTGGGGCTGAATGACCTGTTCCTGGTGGACGCTTACAACGTGTTCGATGTCAAGATGCTGGCCAGCATGGGTGAGGGGTTCGGGATCCCGCTGATCGAAGCACAAGCCTGCGGATGCCCTGTTATAACCGGGGAATGGACCAGCATGGGGGAATTATGCCTGAGCGGATGGAAGATACCCAAGGCGGAAGCGCGTCCTACCTGGAACCCGTACTTCTCGGCCTGGCAGTGGTCGGTCAATCCGGAAGCGGTGACTGACAGGCTGTTGAGCGCTTATGAGATGCGCGGAAACCAGGACTACCGGAGCAGGGCGAGGGACAACGCGCTGGCTTATGACGCTGACCGGGTGACGGAGAAGTTCTGGAAACCGGTACTTTCAGAAATTGAGGAAATGCTGAAAGCGGGCAAGTCGAGGATGGAACTGGTCACGTTCTGATGCGCGTTCAACTGTTCAATCCGTCCATATTCTGGTACTCCGGCCTGCATTACCGGATGCTGCCGACCCTATCGTTGCCCATCCTGACGGCTGTCCTGAACAACGCCGGGCATTACTGCGAAGCGGTGGACCTGGAAGCGTTGGAGGTCACCCCTGACCAACTGGGCGCCAAGTTCGCCGGGCAGAAGGGCAGCTGGCCGGACGTTATCGGACTGACATCCCTGACCATCACAGCCAGGGGATGCGAGGCAAGTATCAAGGCACTGCGGTCCGCGGGTTTTACCGGGCGCATCGTAGTAGGTGGCGTTCATGTCACGCTGAACCCGCAGCTGGGGCTGGATTGGGGAGCTGACCTGGTGGTGACCGGGGAATGCGAGGGTAACCTGGCAGAATTACTTGAGACGGGGGCAAGCGGAATACAGCAGGGCAAGGCGATGCACATTGACGACATCCCGGCGCCGGACTGGACACGCCACAACCCGCAACCCACCACCTACACGGGCAACATGAACATTCTGCGCCCCAACCCTGGGATCACGATGTGGACAAGGGGCTGTCCGTTCTCATGCGTGTTCTGCGGCAACACGATCTTCAACCACATGGCGACCAGGTACCGCCCGCCAGCCAACATCGAAGCCGAGATGCTGGACTTGAAGCGGCGGGGCTGCCAAAACCTGTTCGTTTATGATGACGAACTTATCGGTACCAAGATACCTGACGGCTGGATGAAGGATGTAGCCGACAGGATACAACCGATGGGCTTCAAGTGGGTCACTCAGGGACGCTGTAATGAGAAGTATGTTACCCGTGAACTGCTAGAGGACGCAAAGCGGGCCGGCTGTCGGCTTATTCTGTGGGGGGTCGAGAGCATGAGCGAGAATGTGCTGAAAGCCATTAAGAAGCACACCACCCCGGCCGATGTATGGCATACCCTGAGACTGGCACGGGACGTTGGAATAGAGAACGGGGTCTTCACCATGATCGGCAACTACAAGGAAACCGAGGAAGACCTGGCGATTACGGCCGCCGCCTTGAAGCAGGGCTACGAGGAAGGCGTTATCCAGTACAGGCAGACGACGGTATGCACGGCCATGCCGGGTACTGAGTATGCCGAAATCCAACAGCGTGAGGGATGGTACCGGGAAGCACCGGCAACGGGAATGCAGATGTTACAGGTCCACAACCCCACCCCCTGGCTGACATCAGAACAGATCAACAAGTGGATGGGCATTTTCAACCAGGCCTGTCCGGTAGGAATGCCATGAGACATTATCTTATTCAACCGACCTGGCGCTGCCACAACCGCTGCTTCTACTGCTGGGTGGAGCAATCCGTCCGCATCCATCGGGACCTTTACACTGCGCTGGAGCGCCCTGTAGATGATTGGTATAACGCATTGAAGCGGGACCGGCCTGAACTGGTGGACATTTCAGGGGGGGAGCCGCTCCTGCTGCCATGGGTCCCTGACCTGATGCGGGCGGCACGTTCCATCTTCTTTGGCCTGTCAACCAACGGTATGGCCACGGATGGGATCAGCGACCTGTGCCAGGCATGGATACCCAACCTTGTGGCGATCAACGTCTCCATGCATCCAACCTCCTGCATTCCTGGATGGTTCGATCGGTGGAAACATTCTGTCATGAGCCTGATGGCCACGGGCTACGCGGTCCACTGCAACCTGGTCAACGCGCCGGGTAACACAGAGAAAGCGGCCGAAGCCCTGCAATGGCTGCGGGACAATGAGATCCCCTTTGAGGTCAGCCCATACGAACTGGTAAGCGGGCTGGGAACCTTGAAGGAAAGCGGCCTGCGATGCCAGGGCGGTATCAACCACCTGACGGTGACACCAGACGGGACGGCATGGCCGTGCCTGACGGCTTTACGCTCCCCGTACTACAAGGAGCGCGCCCTGGGGAACTGGCTGGATGGGACTGTGGATGTTGCCCGCAACCCGCAGCCTTGTTACCTGGACTGCACCGATTACTATGTCCTAGCCAAGAAACACGCCGCCGGGGATATGTGGAACGTACAGGCAAGACCAGCGGAGGACAAATGAGATGCGTTGTAACTGGAGCGGATGGATTTCTGGGCGCTAACCTGTGCCTGGAACTGATCGAGCAGGGGCATGAGGTCACCGGAACATCGCTGAACCGCAGGAACGGTACCAGCCTTGATGCGCTAGGCGTCAGATGCCGTACTGAGTACGGGGATGTCACAGACCCGCTGTTCATCGAGCGGGTCATCTCATCCAGCGAGGCCGAATGGGTGTTCCACCTGGCGGCTGTATCTATCGTTAGGGTTGCACAGGCTTCCCCGGCGATGTGCCTGCGGACCAACATCATGGGAACGGTCAACATCCTGGAAACCTGCGAACATATCCCAACTGTCAAGCGGGTCCTCATAGCATCCAGCGACAAGGCCTACGGTGACCACGGCGGGGAGCCATACCGGGAGATCATGGCATTGAAGCCTACCGGGGTTTACGAGGTATCCAAAGCCTGCGCTGACCATATCGGGCTGTTGTACGGGTCGACGGTTGTCAGATGCGCTAACCTTTACGGACCCGGAGACTTGAACTGGTCCAGGTTGATACCGAACTCATGCAGGCGTGCGCTGGCTGGGGACGCGCCGCATATCTACGGCAACGCAATTGCCGCCAAGCGGGAGTGGATCTATATCGGGGACGCTGTGAGCGCCTACATCAAGCTGGCGCAGTCCGGGGGGCGCGGAGCGTACAACGTTGGATCAGGCGACCAGGCATCGCCGATGGAAATTGCCGATGCAATTGCTGTGATGACCAACTGCCACCCGCCGGAGATGGTCCGCAAGGAACACGACTTCTATGAGATACCGGAACAAGTTCTGGATATTACCAAGTTACGCGCGCTGGGTTGGCAGCCGAAGATACCGCTCCAGATCGGAATCGAGCAGACGCTGGACTGGTACAGGAGTTATACCAATGAGCAAGAATAAACCGCACTCGCAGAAACGGAAGGTAAGAAAATGCGCGTCCTGATGTGGCATGAGGATACGAGGGGACCAGGCGAAGGGGGCGGGGCCGAAACCATGCTCAGAGACCTAACGAAGGGGTTAAAGGGTCTTGGGCATGAGGTCGCCTGGCTGCATACTGAGCATATCGCCCAGGCTATTGAGTTGTTCAAGCCGGATGTGGTCCAGGTAGGGACGATCCACAACCGCATGGGGTTTGGCGCCGTCAAGTGGTTACAGGACAACAAGTTTCCGCATTTGTGGGCTATTATGGATTACTATCCGTTTTGTGGCGGGCGCATGTTGCTGCGCAACTGGGATGAGGGCTGCGCCGCTGTCAATGGCGTGTGTGATAACGTCTGCCATGAGAAACACGCTCCGCAACATTGGTTGGAAGTTGTCAACGGTTCGCGGGTTCTGGTCCTGAACCAATATTCAGCCGATATTTACCGGCGCAACGGGATGCGGGTTGACTACATCTGCGAGCTGGGGGTTGATACTGATATGTTCGCTCCTGACCCGTCAGAACGTGCAAGCGAACTGCGAATCTACACGTCCTCAGCCTGGGCGGAATACCCGGCCAAGGGAATGAAGTACCTGAAGCAGGCCGTGGATGGGCGGTTCAAGGTCCACCTGATGACCCACCTGACGCGGGAACAGGTTGCCCTGGGGTTGAAGCGGGCGGATATCTTCGTGTTCCCGTCCACCTATGAAGAAACCTGGGGGCTGTGCCTGAACGAGGCTATGGCTTCAGGCTGTGCCTGCATCGCGTCCGATGTGGCGGGACCACGGGCGCAGATCCATGCCGGGCTGGGTATTCTGGTTCCTCCGAGGGACCCGCAGTCCATCCTGTGGGCCTTTGAAGCATACCAGGATGAGAAGATCCGCAAGAAATACAGCGCGGCAGCCAGGGAACATGTTCTTGAGGACCACACCCTTGAGGCAATGGCGCGCCGTTTCGAGGCGGCATATCAAAATACACTGTTGCAATTCTAAACAGAT